AACAGGGGAGTCCGAAGACTCCCCTGTTCCTAGTGTCGGATCAAATCCGTTTTATCACTGAGTTGCGCCTTGTCCTGAGTTGATACCGTGGAGGTTGTCAACGCGGAAGACTCTGTAGTACTGGTTTGATCGTTGGTATAGATTTTCACCGTCTGGAGCTCCAGTGTCTCTGTTTAGTACGAATGGGTTTGAAACCATTCCGTAACGAGTCTTGAAGCCGATCTTTGGTTGGAAGGTGTTCTCACCTACTGCACGAACCATCTGTAGTGGAACGTATGGGCAGTAGAAGAGTCCAGCGTCATACTGGCTTGAACCCTTGTAACCAACTACGCAGTAGTTGAAGTCGGCATATGGGTCGATGTAGACCTTTAGGCGACCATTGATGGTTCCGACAAAGGTGTTACCTGTGTCGTCAACTTGGAGGTTTCCGCCACCCATTGGAGTTGATTGCATTGAACCACTGAGTGCGAGTGCAGCAGCGACATCTGAAGAGCAGATGACGATGTTGCCCTTACCACGACGGGTTTCCTTGGCGATCTGGTTGGCTTCACGTTCGATTTGGAAGAGCAGACCACGGAAGCGTTCTGCACTCCAACGACCGTCTGAGTCGCGGAGGATGTCATATACACCACCGACACCACCACCGTTTGGTTGACCAAAGGAAGCGCCACTACCCTTCTGGAAGAGGTCATCCTGTTGACAACCAAGTTTGGCAACCTTAAGAATGGTACGAACTACTTCTCGGTTGATTTCGCTAAGGATCTCGGTTGAGAGGATGTTAGCGAGTTCAGTTTCGGCATCAAGACCGTGAACAGCACGGAGGTCTTGAGCGAGTTCAGTTGAGTACTCAGCCTTCAGGGCGCGAGTCTTGGCTTGAACTGCTGTTCTCTCGATTGAGAATGACATCTCTTGGAAGTCTGGTTTGTTGGATGCACCAAGTGCTTCAGCTTGTGCGGTTGTAATACCACCGTGAACAAAATCACTGAAAGGATCACCAACAGCGGCTGCACCATAACCAAACATGGAACCACTGGTGATTCCTAAGTTGAGAGCATCAGTTGTCTTGCCTGCACTTGAGGTTGCGTAACCAGTGCGTGCTTCGTTAAAGAGAGCTTCAGCATCTCTTGCACCAGCAGCGCTAACGTAGTTGCTCTTCATGGCGAAGATGAGTCCGGTAGGACCAGTCATTGGTTGAACACCACAGATGTCGTAAGCGATCAGGTTTGGCATTGATCGACGAACGAGTGAGATGAGAACTGGGTCGAATGACTGAACAGCACCTTGTTGTGCGGTAGCTGCACCACCGAGTGATGAAATCATACCCTGTTGCATACCCGAGTTTGTTGGGGTTTCACTGAGGTATTGCTCTTGGTTCTCAAGAAGAATGGCTGTGACGTTCTTCTTGTATGTGTCGTTGATTGGAGTTAAATCTGGGTGCTCCAGAATTGGGTTCCACTTTCTTCGTACTTGCTCTGCAAGTGAGTTTACTTCTTCGTAACGCATCTAATCTCTCCTTATTTAGATTTAGATTATTTCTTTACTGTTCTTGAAATAGCTTGAGCGTAGTAGCTCATTGGTCCTGAAATTTCTTCTGTGATGGTGTTATCACCATCTTCTTCTGTCTCTTCAGTAATGAATGAGACTTCTGATCCACCGTTGACTTTCTTGAAGTAGTTCTCACGAAGAACTTCAAGCTTGTCGGCAAACTGTTCGGCATTGTCAAACTCAATACCTTCTGAAAGTGAACGAAGTTTTTCGATATCAGTATCGACCATACCTTCGGTCATATCGCGGAATGTGAGTTCGCAAGCAAGTGATTCGTTTGCTTCGCGGATTGCCATGTTTCTTTCGATCTCTTCGTTGAGTTCGTTCTGAAGTTCCTCGATGTCGTTTACGAGTCCTTCAACTACATCAAACTTCTCTTCTGGGATGTCGATGTAGTGGTTGGCAAAGAGGTCACGAAGACCACTCATGAAGGATTCGGCGACTTCTGCACGAATGCCTCTTTCGATGGCGACTTCGTTCTCTTGAATCCAGTTCTCGACAACGTAGTCGAGATAATCGTTGAGTGAATCTGTAAGGTTCTCTTCGATTGTAGCAGCTGTTTCCATGAGTTGCGCCTCATAGGCTTCCTCAAGTGCTTCGGCGTAACGACCGAGAGCATCATTGACAGCGGCTTCGAAGATGGTTGTTGCCTTATCCTTGAACTCTTCGGAAAGGTCTTCACCATTGAAAAGTGCTTCCATATGCTCCGCAGTAGCGGTCATCTTTGGCTTCTCGATCTTTCCAGAAGCATCGGATGACTTCATGGAGATTGAAGCCTTGTTCTTCTTGTCCTTACCTTCGGTCCCCTTATCGGTTCCGATGATTGGACCCTTTCCTTGAGTGTCCTGTGAGGACTTGCCGCTAACGTCTTTTTCTACTGCGGCACCCTTGTCACCAGACATGTTTGGTTTCTTTGGTTTCATTTCTTTTTGTTCCTCTTCGATACCTTCGAAGTCCTCTTCGACTTCTTCGAGATGCTCTACCAAATCGGAAGCTTCCTCATTATGTAATCTTCTCGCTTCAAGAATTGCTCTTGCGGCCTCGATTGGGGTTAGGTCTTCTGAACTCATCTAAGGACTCCTTTGAATATACCTTACAGTATTGTTATTTAGTAATTTGATAATTTTGACATAAAATCTCTGAAAACATTTATTTTTGTTTCTTCAAGATTTCTTCGATCTGCCTCGGAAATTACTCTGTGATACTTTTCGATTTGTCTTTCTCGGAGGACTCCATTGTCCCAGACCCACTCTTTGCCTTCCATGATACCATTTACAAAAGCATCAGGAGCAGAAGGATCTGCAACGATGTCAACAGCAGTCAACATGAAGTCTTCCTTGACATACTTGGCTCCATTTCTCTCTTCGAGAGAACCCATACCACGGGTAGAAACACCAAGTTTAACTCCATCACTGATAAGGCTCTTGACGATTTTTCCATATGGAGTGTCAAGAACTCTTGCTTTTCCTACTACATTATCACCATCAAACTTAAGATTGGTGATGTTATGTGACACACGTTCGAGGTTGAGTGTTGGACCATCTGGATGTCCAAGTTCACCCATCGCTCTGTTCTTTTCTACATACTCTTTGTTATAACGATCAGCCTCTTTGAATAGAATAGCTCTTTCATAAATACGACCATTTCTATTCTTCTTTTCAGATTGCATGAAGATACCTTCAATGAAGATGTTCTTCTTTCCATCTTCCGATGCCTCTGAAATGACCTGTAGATCGTCTGAATGTTCTGTGATTAGAAGCATTTTAATTCCTCTTTATAGAATCAGGAACGGGTTTTCTTTGCAAGTCTCTTGTCGATCTTGTTGATTAAACGAGTTCTCTTCGCGGCGTGTTCTGCGGCTCCCTTTTCACCCATCGCTGCACCGTCAAGAGCAGACATCTTATCTTCACCGGCACGACGCCGGGCGGAGTGCAGTAGTCCAGTTGAGATTTCATTGATTCCGTCGAAAGATTCTTTTCTGGCAGCCATGGCTTTCTTAATAGCTTTGTCTCTTGAACCTTTCCATTCCTCGGTTCCTGATTCGACTGTACCATCACCGTCATAATCTTTAGAAGCTTTCTTAGCAGACTCCTCTACTTCTTCCTCGTCTTCGTCTTCGTCCTCTTCCTCGTCTTCCTCTTCGTCAGTTTCTTCGAAGACTTCTTCGTCATCCCACTCCTCTTCACACTCTTCGCAGATGTCTTCTTCCTCTACAAACATACTGGAAGCGACTTCTTCTCTTGCGAGTTCAAGACGTTCTGCCATCTTTTCGTAAAGTGCAGCTTCAATTGCTTTCTTTGTAAATGAAGGATTTTCTTCAATGATTCCTTCGATGATGTTCTTAATATAAGACATTTAAAATCTCCCGTGTTTTGGAAACAGTTCTTGTTTATTTATAAGAAATAAGTTTTTATCCACCACAGTCACATTCACTGGATGGACCACCACCTGCAACACCTCCCGGTGTCCAACTAATTCCGCCCAAATCATCTTGTTCATTTTCACCCCATTCATACTCTGGTGGATTATCTTCACTTGGTGGCCTCCAACTAACAGAACAACCCGGTACTTTCTTTATTGTGAATGTTGGGTCTGGACAACCGGTTACACAATATCTTATAAGTGTATATGATGTACATCGTCCATCTGGATCATCACATATATTTGTTGAGTTTAAGAATATTGCATCCGTTTCTCCAGATGGATCCGGTACTTCCCCCAAATCAGGAACATCATCCATTCCAACATACAAATCACCATGTTCACATTCAACATACATCACATCAAGAACAAGATCTCCACCATCTTGTTCTACTTCATCGCCGGTTTTTCTACATGCACAACCATAAGATAAACAACCACAAGTCGATTCGAAAGTGTCATAACCACTAGAATCGCATGGAAGAGCATCTATTTCATTCTCATCACCTCCAGATGGAGGGGTAAACTGTCCGGTGTTTGGATTAAAAGAAACAGATCCACTCCCATCTTCTGCACTAAAAACCATATTTCCAC